AGAAACTGAAAGCTTTCCTAAAGAAGGTATTATTACTATTCCGTCTTGCTCTGTTAATGTAAATGCTAACTTTTTTCCACCTTGTGTATCTCTTACTTGCATTTTTGCTGTATGGTGGTTTAATTGTATTGGAGCATTTTCTTCATCAAGGTATTGTACCTCAAAAGTAAACGTCGTATTCTCGTCTACTTGAAAATTTTTTTGAGCTGCCATTTTTTACCCCTAAAAGGAAATACCCTTACACCATTTTAGCATAAGGGCATTCCTAATTGACTAATAATTACTTGCTTGTAAATCCAAATTCTTTATTACTTGGACTTAGTGCCTTTAAAATTACTGGAGCTATTGCTGCTACGCCAGCTGCAATTAAATCCTTTGGATTAGTATTTCCAGTCATATATAGAGCAGTGGCTGCTGCCAAAAATGCTCTTCCGTAAGTTCCTAGTGCTGCTAAGATTTGTTCTTGCATAGTTACTTTCCCGTCTTTATTTAAATCAGCTTTATCAAAATTTTTGATAGCCATTTTGTCATCTCCATTTGAGCGGTGTTGCCCATGAATTTTGGTTTTACCCAATACTATTATTCTACCACTAGGCAGATATATCTACAAGTTCGCAATTGCCGTCTGAGCTACATGCGAGGGTGGCAGAGGGTGAGGTTCCATCTTCTGTCTCATAAAACGATAGGTCTTCCCAACGAATATTGTTGGGCATCTTTGAAACTAATGCCTCATACTCTTCTTTTGAGACTTCTTGGTATGGAGCTTGTTTATATGTATGATCTGAATGAGGCAAGAATGAAATACCAGAAACTTCATCAAAGTTTTTATATACCCAAGCCCCTACTTCCATCCATTCTTCTTCTTTTACAGAAACAGTAATTGATGGTTTGTGTTCACACCATGCACGTTGATAAACTAGCCAAATATTTAAATGATCAATTGCAGTAAGGTCATTTCTTACAATTGCTCCCTCTGGAGCTTTAACTGGAAATGAAAATACATAAGTCTCATTTGGCTTCATTACGTCATCTTCTACTGGAATTCCAACTTCTTTTAAAAATGTAGAAATTGGATCCCCCTTTGAACCACGAACTGTACGAATATAATATGGAGAATGCCATGGATGCATTCCTGAAGATACCCCGACCAATTGAGATACTGTTCCAGAAGGCTTTACACATGTAATAGCTGCAGACTCAGGAATCCCAATTTTCCCAGACTCTTCTTTATTTACTTCTCTTGCTTTTTCACGAAGAGTCATTAGGAATGCTTCAAGCATAACCAAATCTTCTTTTCCAGACATAAACTTGTGTCCAAATTGTCCAGTCAAGGAAACTCCTAGTAATCTTTCTTCTTCTGTGTTATCTTTCCATATCTTTCTAAGATATTTAAAATCAGTAAGTGTAGATTGCCATGTTCCAAGTATGGTTGCTAACTCAACTTTTCTTTGAATGTCTTTTTTAGTATCATTTTCACGAACTACTACTTCTGAAAGATTGCAGAACTGATATGGGCGCAAAATAATTTCAGAGCATGGATTAGTTCCATAGTGTATCTCTGGATCTCTTCTACCAAACTTAGCTGCTTGTGCTTGTGCTGCTGCAACGTTATATATACCACGTTCTCCAGATTTTGAGTCATAAAGTGATTTCCATTCTGCAATAAACTGTTCCATTCCTGGCTTGCGTGAATACGCAACTGAGTTATTAGATAGTGCACGTTGTGGGCTTGCTTCCCACCAGTTACCTGATTTAGCTTGTGCCATTTCAATGTCATTTATATTTGAAAGTGAAATCATTGCAGAGCGTCTAACTCCACCAACTACAACTACTTCGCCAATTTTGCACATTATGTCGTGACATTCAATCGGCTTAAGGTTTCTTCCTGTTGCAGCTTTAAATTTTGAAATAGTAAAATCAAAAAGGTTAATAAGTGGCTGTGGACCAGATGAGCGACCACCCATTGTTTTTAATCTTGCACCAGAAGGTCTAACTTTTGTTACATCAATTGCTGGAATATATCCTGCCCAAAGTGAAGCAAGGAGTTCACGATATGCTTTAGCCCATCCTTGTTTTGAATCTTCAACTACAATAACTGTATCCGTTTTTTCAAGTTTTTCTGGAACGGCAGGAAGTTTATTAATATACTTGTATTCTACTGAGAATCCAACTCCAGTTCCACACATCAAAACATACATAGTTTCATCAAAAGAACGTGGGGAATCAACTGGCAAGAAAGCACAGTTATATCCTGCTACATTATCTCTTTCAAGGGCTGCCCCAGAAGTCATTACAGATCTCATGGAAGGCATTACATTTCGTTCAAAAACAAACTCTTTTAATTCCGCAACTAGCTTTTCATTTGGAATGTAATTGTGATTTTTTTCTAAGTGGTTAGTCATAAAAGAAAAGTATCTATCTACTGTTTCTCCCCATGTCTCTCTACGTCCTTCTGCTTCTACCCATTTAGCATATCTTGATAGTGCAATAAAGTTTTCATAAGGATTTTCGATAGTATTTTTCATTTGTCGCCTTTTTCTTCCGCCATACGGACTGATTATTTTTTAAGTGAAGTCTAAGTGTATCAAACTTTTTTATAAAAGAAAAGAAAAATAATTTTTGTTGTTGTTTTTTAGTTAACTATAATATATAATACTCTATATATACATATATATAATATATGTTGATTTATGTTGATTTGCTGACCCCCCGACCCCCCTATTGGAAGTATACTATTTACATATTCTTTGTCAAGGAAAAATGATTTGACATATTCTTAATTCAAATGGTATGATTATAGTTCGCTATCTCTAAAGGAGGAAATGCCAATGGAGAATATAAAGAAAAGCTTAAGCGATATTGTTCATCAATATGCAGCGATTGCAATCACAGTAATGTTTTTGTTTTCGAATACAGTTGGTGCACCAGCCGCTCAAGCTTTAATAGTAAAACCAAAGACAGAAGTACAACTTAAGAAAGAAACCTTAGAAAAGTACAGCAATACTGTTTACAAGCCTTCTCAGGCTCTGTCAGACGAAGATTTAAAAGATCTTTTAATGGCAGTAGGTTTTGAAGGTAAGGGCCTTAAAACGGCTTGGGCCATTGCTAAGAGGGAGTCCAACGGACGACCAATGGCATATAATGGCAACAGGAATACTGGAGACAGTTCCTATGGAATTTTTCAGATCAACATGTTGGGAAACCTCGGTGTTGCTCGTAAAGAAAAATTTGACCTGAGATCTAATATTCTATTATTTGATCCAGTAATAAACGCAGAGATAACGTACTATATGACCAATGGCGGAACTAATTGGTCAGCTTGGAAGGGTTTAACCCAAAGAGCGAAGGAATTTTATTTAAAATTCCCAACTACTCAGAAGTAGGAGAAAATGCGTAGGATACAGCAAGTATCTCAATACATAGCACTTTCTGAAGAAGGCCTTGTCCCTAGATTGGTTTGCCCACTAGATCAAGGCTTTCTTCTTCCTAATCAAAATAATGAGGATGAAGTATACTTGTATTGCCTATCCTGTGAATATAAAAAGTTTATAGGTTTTGGTTTTTATGACGACATTATAAAGGCTATGGAAAAGGTTAAAAAATGACATGTGATAAAAATTGCCAGTGCGAAAGCACCCCCATGATTCCTATTGATAATATGGGGCGGGAACAATTTTGGGAAGACTTAGGTAGACCAGATGACAAATGAACAAAAATCTTCAGACCTAGAAGACAACTTACCAATGGTTAATTATATTATGCTACACCGTATTTATGATATGCTAACAATTATTGCAAACAAGCTGGTTGGCCCAGAAGATACATCTAAGATGGTTTCATATCATGAGGATGGGTACCTTCTTGGACCTGCCCCATCTTATTCTGCTCCAGACGAAGAAACTTTATAATAAAAACAGTTGACTTAGAACAAAAGCTATTTTACAATTAAGCTGTACGTAGTTGTAGCATCCCACATGTTCCTGCGTACATATATCGCAAGATATAAAGAACCCAATCGGATCCGCCTCTGGTTGGGTTTCTTGCTGTATATACATATAATATAGGACATATCGGTCATATAGTGCAATTAGTGCGAAAAAAGTGCTTCGGCGAAAGAAGAACCCATTTTAATCTTTACAACATTTTCTAGAATAGGCCATAGAAATACCCTGAGAGGGTTTTAAGGCCCTAACAGGGTTATTTGGTGGTATCACCACATCTTACCCCTTAAAAGGGCGGGAATCGAAAGATGTGCAATATATAAAAAATTAGTCCGTTACTCCATTATATAATCCAACTGAATCCATAAGAGTAACTTCTCTATCTGTAACATATCCACCAGATTTTTCTAATTGATCCAAAGCTGTTGGTTCATCTTTAGCAAGGATTTGAATAAGCATTTCAACCTTATATGTGTAGCAAGTGGTGTTTTCTACTTCTTTCCCCGTTTTTTCTATCTTTTTTGTAGCCATTATATATATCCTAGTCAACTAGTTTTCAAGTCATTGATTATTCTTGAAAGTCTTTCACAATCTTCATGCTTCCAATCAACGGAACATTTTCCATCTACTACATTATTGCATTTATCTAAGTCTTTAGCAAGATAGTCTATGATCCATTGTAATGCCGCCGTCGCTTGATCAATATCTGAATTGAAATACGTTTTCGTAGAATATTTATAATCTGTGATCCGCCTGGCTATTTGATCTATATAAAGCTTTTTCATTATCTCCCCCTATATATTCTAGTTGACTAAGATATTACTTTTTATATAATGTTAATATAATATTTTTTTAATACTGATACTTCCAGATTTTTTGCATAC